ATAAATCTTTTTGATATAGGGTACATCAACTTTAGTACCAACTAATTCACTTGCTTGATATACTTTAGATAGTGGCATATAAAAATTATAGAATAGCTTTTTAAGCTTACCTTTTAATTCAGGTACAAGCTTTTTAGCAAGTCTATAAGTTGTTTCACAATCCATAGCACAATAAGGGCCAAGTACTTCAACAGGTACATTACCAAAGCTTTCTTCATCAAAGTCTTTAATAGTTAAAGCTTCTCGTAAATGTTTATCATAATCTTTCATTTCAGGAAAATAAAAACCTGCCAATGTTTTTAAACCATGTGGACGGTTTTCATCAAGTATATAATGTAAGAGCATTGTATCAACAGCAAAGTTTTTAGTTTTTATACCCCATTGATGGTCTATAAACTTGACATCAAACTTACCATTGTGAGCCATTTTCTTAACAGGGTTAGTCATAATCCTTCTCAAGGAATCTAACACCATATCTTGATGCTCTCCCCAATAAGGATCTTTGCTAACTGATTGGTATAGAGGTACATAATATGCTTGACCAACCCTGTTACAGAAACCAATTCCCATAATAGTATCTTTATAAAATCTTAATCCATCTGTTTCAATATCAAAAGCAAAAGCTTTTCTTGAAGCCATATCTTGTTCAAGAGCTGCCATTTCACTTGGATCTTCAATAATTATATAATCACCTTGTGGCTTTTTAATATCAACTTTACCATCAATAAAATTCTTTAATAGATTTAAATCTTGTTTAAACTCAATTTTAAAATTTGGTGAGCGTAAGATATAAGCAGGGTGAAAGACAGGTAATACTTGACCATAAACAGTTTCAGTCATAACCCCTCTTACCGATGTAATACCTCCCTTTACTTTTAATCTTGAACAAGCAGTAGCACCTAAGGCTACAATATATCTTGGTTTAACGTGATTAATAATTGCATCTAAATTATCAAAGCAATGTCTAATTTCAGTTGAAGTTGGCTTTCTATCAACAACTTTACCATAAGCATTTAAACCTTCGGGTCTACAAGCAACTACATTAGCAATTGCGTAATTATCAATACCAATTTCTTTTAAAGTTTTTTGTAGAAGCTTACCCGCTCTACCTTGAAAAGCTAAACCAGTTTCTTGTTCAGTTTTACCAGGTGCTTCCCCGATAAATAAAACATCTGGTTGATTTAGATTGCCCCAATAATTGTGTGGGTTATATGTCTTTTCTTTATATAAAGAACATTCAGCACAATTATCAAGTGGAAGTTTTATCTCTTTTGTAATCTTTGTCAAATTCGGTTCCTTTAAATATGTCTCTTTCTTTGTATAGTCTGTATATATCTAGTCTTATTGTTTGAGCATTGTCTATAAATCTTTTGAGTAGTCTTCTGACCCTTACGCCAGCCCTTTTGCTACCCCTTTTATAAAATTTAAGCAAATCTTTTTCATTTCTTTGAAGCTCTTCTTTTAGTTGTTCTAATGTCTGGATTGATTTATCAATCATTTCAATCATTTCTTGTATCTTAAAACGGGACATTTGCAAACTCCTTCATCTTTACGCCAATTTCATTTTGTAATTCATAATATTCGTCTTCGTGTTCACCATAAGGAAATTTATAATAAATAAATGTTACTCCTGCCGCTGTTAATATCTTGTAGCAATGCATACAAGGTTCATGAGTTACAAAAGCTGTTAAATTTGAATATTGTTTTTCAAGATTAAGTACAGCTGCTGCTTCTGCATGAATTGTTCTAATACAATGGCCTTCTGATATTAAACAACCATGATCATCACAATGACAAGAACCCGGATGGCTACTATTATAACCTGTAGCTTTTATACGGTTTCTTTCATCAACCAGTACACAACCAACTTGAGCTCGGGGGCAAGTACCCCTCAAAGCTGCAAGTTCAGCAATTGACATAAAATATTCTTTTCTACTTATTCTGCCCATTTTGCTTTTGCATCAATTTACCACAATTATTTAACTGTTCAATGATTTGTCTACCAATAACTGCATCACCTGGGCTTACTTCTAAATCGGCTAAACCAATTTCAATAAGTGATTTTACTACTGATATTTCTTTTAAATTATCAAACCTAAGTGCTATAACTTTTTCCATTTCTAACCTTTATTTTCATCTTGTTTATATTCTTGACTAATGATTCTACTTTTTCTAAATATTTTGAGTCATTAGTTTCTTTGTATTTTTGCTTACTTTGATTTACTTCTTTTTTCATGTACTTCAAATTAAGCTTTATAATTAAATCTTTAGCATATTGAGTTTTATCATCAATTCTATCAAGTATTGTTAATCTAGTAGCAAATTTTTGATTTCTTGCCAGATCTTGAGCCAATCCTTCAGGTTTATTCGTTATATTATCA